GTTTTTTGTTTTTAAGAGGATTGATTTATGGGCGGTAAAGCAAGCGGCGGCGGACATACACCAAGAGAGGCAGCAGACTCTCTATTGTCATCGCAGAGATTGCGTGCGATTGGACTAATCTCACTTGGCCCAATTAAAGGGTCGGTGAATTGGTGGAAATCGACTTATTTTGATAACACGCCAATCCAAAACGAGAGTGGCGTTGATGATAAGGATGAGGATAGCTTTAACTTTAAAAATATTGAGGTGCAATACACGCTAGGCACGCAAGATCAGCCTGTATTAAAAGGCTTTGAGGGCTCGGAGCGTGAGGTATCTGTCGGCACCGAGGTTAAAAAGCAACACCCTATTACACGCTCAGTCATCGATCCTGATGTGACACGTTTACGCTTAACCATCGGCGTTAATGCGCTACTTAGCCAAAACGATCAGGGCGACACAAACGAGACCGCAGTTAATTTCCGCGTGCTGATTAACGGAAAGGCGCGTGGCGCATACGAGATTTACGGTAAATCATCATCTCGTTTTTACCGTAATTACATTATTGACGATTTGCCGCCAAGACCATTTACGGTAACGGTGGAACGTATCACCGATGACAGCAAATCCCAACGCTTACAAAATGCGACTCATTGGGTGAGTTACACGGAGATAATTGACACCAAGCTCAATTATCCAAACATGGCACTGGTCGGCATTAAAGCTGACTCTCGCTATACACCAAATTTTCCAAACGTAAACTTTTTACTTTACGGGCGGATCATTAAAATCCCGTCAACGTATGATCCGGAAAACCGCACCTATGCTAACGGCATTTGGAAAGGCGACTGGAAACTAGGCTGGACAAATAACCCGGCATGGATTTTTTACGATTTAATCACCAATAAATTAGCCGGCTTGGGCCTGCGCATTGGGGATTATGGGATTGATAAATTCCAACTTTACGAGATTGCAAAATATTGTGATGAGTTAGTTGATGACGGTTACGGCGGCAAAGAGCCTCGCATGGTATCTAATCTATGGATCACCGAGCAACGTGAGGCATACAACGTACTGTCTGACATGGCATCCGTTTTCCGCGGGATCGCCGTTTGGGATGGCACGCAGTTTACCGCAATCCAAGACAGACCGGCTGACCCCGTTTGCTTGTACTCTCAATCAAACGTAAAAGACGGTAAATTTACCCGTCAATATGCCGCAGGTAAGGCTATTTTTACCGCTGTTGAGGTTGAGTATGCGGACGAGCGCAACATGTATCAAAAAGCGATTGAGTACGTTGCTGACGATAGCATGATTGCCCGTTACGGCTACAACGTCAAAAAAATGACGGCGTTTGGCTGTACAAGCCGAGGACAAGCGCACAGATACGGCAAATGGGTATTGGAGACATCACGCCTTGAGCAATGCACGATTACATTTACTGTTGGCCGCCAAGGTTTGATGCACTTACCCGGTGACATTATCGAGGTTGCAGATAACAACTATGCTGGCAAGGTTTTAGGCGGCCGAGTTGTTGCGATTAACGGTAAAAAGGTCACATTAGATCAGCCTGTAGAGATTAAGGGCGAGAGCTATCTAAACTACATCACTACCGATGGTTTGACAAAAATCAAAATTAAGTCGGTCGATAAATCTAATCCAGCAATCGTTGAGCTTGATAGTGTGCCGCAAGGGTTGGCTGTTTTTGATAACTGGGTGCTTAAATCAGGCGTAGTGTCAACGCAACTCTACCGAGCTCTCGGCATCACCGAAAATGACGATGGAAGCTATACCATTACCGCATTACAGCATGAGCCACAAAAAGAGGCTATTGTTGATGTTAGCGCTAGCTTTATGCCGTCCGTTACTACATCTCATGGCGCAGGTGTTAACAAGCCCGCTAACGCAGATATTAGCTTTGGTGATGGCGGGGTTAAATTAACATGGACTACGCCAACAAGCCATGGTGCGATTAAGTATGACATTAAGTTATACCGCAACGGTAATTTGTACAGCACTCACTTAGATTTAGACAGCCCGGAGATTAGTTTTGATAACCTACCGAGCGGAAGCTATACGGTAGAGATACGAGGCAAAAACGGTTTAGGGCAACTGTCCGATCCGGTAACGCGCACGTTTGAGATTAATCTCAACATCCCTCGATTTGTGACTAAATCGCTATTGTTTGCGATTGAGCTTGATTGGGATTTGCCAAAGACAGCAACTATTGGTAACTATACCGAGGTTTGGCGCAGTACAACCAATGACATTAGCAAAGCGGTTAAAGTGGCAACCTTGCCATATCCACAAAATAACTACGTTATGAGTGGAGTGCCGTTGAGCGCGGAATACTATTTTTGGTTGCGTTGCGGTGATAAAAACGACAATAAGGGCGAGTTTACCGCGGCCGTATTTGGTGAGGCGGACCATAATCCGGAAAGCCTACTAAAAATGGTCGAGGACACTGTTACTAGAGTTGGTGTTGGTCAAGAGTTAATTAAGAGCCTTAAAAATGACATCAATAGCGCAAATAACGCGGTGTCTGAGGAGACAAAAGCCCGTATTGCGGCGGTAAATAACACCATCCAACAAATCAACAACCAAGCGGCCGCCACCGGAACAGCAATCCAAAAACTGGAAAAAGCAGACAAAGCTCAAGCCGAAACGATTAAAACCGTAACGGCAAAAGCGGAATCTGCATTATCCGGCATAACCGCTGAGCAAAAAGCACGAGCGGACGGAGATAAGGCGGAAGCTCAAGCTAGACAAGCGCTAGCGGGCAGGGTAGCTAACGCGGAAAGTGGTATTGCATCTTTGCGTGAGACTGTCAACCAAAAAGATAGTGCGAGAGCAACCGAGATCCGAAATCTATCCGCTAAAGTTGACGGGGTGTCTGTCGGTGGTCGTAACTACGCATTATTAACCGGGTTGCAAGATAAAATCTTAACCGTTAACGGGAGTAATCAAACCAAGACCGTAAATGTAGATGTGTCTCCTGCGCTCTCATTAACCCAAGGGGATAGTTTAATCATCTCTTGTGATATTGACTTATCTAACGCGACATCCATTTACGGCAAGCCATATCCTCGCATAGGAGCCGAGCTATCAGTGGTTTATGATGATAATTCGGTTGGCTATTTTTCGGCCTGGTATGATGAGGCTGTTAACGGCGTCAAAAAGACCTTAAAACAGCGTATCTCGGCACAACATACTATCCCTAAAGCTGTTAAGTCAATCCGCAACATTATTGTACAAGCGCGCTATCAAACATCCGATTATATTAAGGTGTCAAACGTCAAGCTAGAGCGTGGCACAGTGGCGACAGATTGGAGCCCTGCGCCGGAAGATGGCTCGACTGAGATAGCGAGAGTGTCCGCGGACTTGACAAACTACCAACAAGCGCAAGCAACGACAAATAACGCTCAATCTCAAAAATTGGGTGAGTTGACTGCGAGAGTTGGCGCCGCGGAAGGCTCAATCGCAAATATCCGCACTGCCAAAGCGGACAAATCCGAGGTTGCTAGCATTGCTCAACAAAGTTTGCGCGCCACATGGCAAGCAGACGCGCAAGCCAAAGCAGATAAAGCAAAAACGGACGCAGTAGCCCAAAGCAAGGCGGAGATTGATGTAGTGAGCCGTACGGTTGCAGGCGTTAATAACAAGCTGTCGTCAACGCACACCATTAAAACGCAAGTAGTCGGTGGTGGTCGTACGGCGATTGCGGGTATTGCGCTTGGTGCGTCAAGTGATGGCAGGACGGCGGAAAGCTCAGTAATTGTAATGGCTGACAAATTCGGCGTTGTCAAAAATGCAACTGATGGCACAGTGCAAAATGTATTTACGCTTGCTAATGGTCGTCTTGCTTTGAGCGGTGATTTAATTGCAGATGGTACAATCCTTGGTCAACATATCAGAGCCAATCAGTCGCTAAACTCACCGATTATTAATGGTGGGTCGTTAAATATTGGTGATGGTAGATTTGCTGTAAATAATCAAGGGCAAGTGTCTATCCGCGCAAATCCAAATAATAATGTTGGTTTATACATAAACAACGAAACGATCATTGTTTATGACGATCGCGGGATGATAAGGGTTAAAATAGGGCGGTTATCATGATTATTTATATTGCATTGGTTACGGCAATCGCATTAGCGGTTGCTTTTTTTGTTTTTAGATTGAGAGGTCAAAAAAAAGGAGGTGATGTGCCATCATACGGAATACAAACATTTGATCAAAATGGTGTCATGATCTTTGACTCGACTATGCCAAGGCTCAGACTAATTGGGGAGTATATTGTATCGGCTAAATCTGAGACGGTTTTTACATACCCAATAAAAGACACTGAGCGATTAGTTGGGTGGTTGTTGCCAATAGATAAAGCTCCAGCGGCGCGATGGCAGGTTTTCCTTCGGGTTGAGGATAAAAAAATAACATGCTCACCAGCTTTAAACGGGATTAAAAATCCACATCAATACAAACTAATTATAGGAGTATATTAATATGTCAGAGTACGGTATCAATTCCGCGGATCTTAAGATTGACTCTAAGTATCGGTCTTATGTCCATAAATCGACCCACAAGTTAAGTCAAGAGTGCGTTAATGGAGAGTTGACCACTGCAATGATTGATTGTGAGCCTACAGATGTTTTTGTTGTCTGCGATCTGCATCACTCAGACCCGCTAAATCTTAATAGATACAAATCGGTCTTGATGTATTACGACGATGATCTAAGCAATGTTGGATTTGATTTTTGCCCGGAAAACAATGGCGCCAAAGCAACTATAACAGTGCATAAATTTACCTTAGCTCACAAGTCAACGGATAAATATGGTTTTGAGGTATATGACGACCAAGGGAGAGTGGTGTTAAACTCATCCGAAAAGCCACTGCTAGTGCAAGATGTTGTAAGACTTGGAGAGCAATCGCAAGTTACTAAAATGTATGGGCATAAGGTAGGATTGCTCGCTCAACAACATTTTACAATACCGACTGGTAATTTTGGGAACTACCAAGAGTTACTTCCGGGGCTTAAAGTTGGTAGCAATAATTCGGTTAGCTATATGTGTTTTAACACCACCGAAATAAACGGCGAATATATCGGGGACTCAGTCCCTGCCAAGCCAATCAATGACACATACCCAAGTATGATAATTATCAATTTATCTAACATATAAGGCCAAAAAAAAGATGAAATACATCGAAAAAATAATCGAGGAGCCTCGCACTGGTGCGAGCGCAAGCTATCACGCAGTAAGCGGGTTACAAACTGACTACGTAAACGGCAATACTTTTGTTACCATTGCATCATACGCGTCAAAAGCAAAAAAAGACGAGGGCAAAGATGCGCTAAGTATTAATACGTTTACCTTGCCTGCAGTACCGGATTGGGATGTTGTCCCTTATGAGTGGGCGTTGGCGGAATTAGTCAAAGCCAAACCGGAAGACTTTGTGTTGGAAAATTATGTAGGGTATATCAATCCTTACATTTTCGCAGGTGGCGAGGTTAAAGACGCA